CGGATACTTCACCGTCTTTGGAAGTGAACCAATGACGGACCAGGAGAAGGCCGAGTCAGGAAAGCTCGGGAAGCCGATCCTCGCAATTATGGGAGTCGCGGCCATCGCCATGCTCTATTTAGCAGTCACGGCCCGTGTGTCGCCAGACTATACCCAGGGCATTCTGAAAACTCTCGGGCCTAACATTGCACTTGCGGTCGAGACTATCGGTTTCGTCGCAATCATCTCGGCCGGTGAGATCATAGTGGCCAAGAACCACAAGGACCCCATCGGCCCGGCTATCGGAATGAGCGCCCTGATGTTCACCTTTGCCCACCTTGTCCTCCAGGGTGGCGGATTTTATGATCATTTGTACAAAGCGGTCCCTCCCAATTTGGAGTAAAGGGGGGACCCTTTGGTTTAAAGCTAACCCACGCTATCTAAGTATAATCAAATGCACTATGAACGGCTCAGTCATGTTGAGCATATCCTCAAGCGCCCCGACACTTACGTTGGTTCCCTCGCTCCCGAACCCTCATCCCACTGGGTTCGAGACGGAGACATTTTTAAGATTTCTCAACTTTCTGTATCACCTGGCTTAGTGAAAATCTTTGATGAGATTTTGGTCAATGCGATCGATCAGTATTCCTTGAACCCCAAGAAGGTCTCAGAGATTCGGGTCGATGTTTCTATGGATGGAACAATTTTGATCCAAAATTCAGGGGTCTCCATTCCCATCAAAAAACATGAGACCGAGAAGGGACCGGATGGAAAACCCATATGGATTCCGGAACTTATTTTTGGTCATCTTTTGACTAGCTCCAATTATAATGATGCGGAGCAGAGGGTCACGGGTGGACGGAATGGCTATGGGGCCAAGCTGGCCAATGTGTTCTCATCCAAATTTTGGATCAAAATTAGTGATGGCAAGAAAGTCTACACACAGACTTGGGGCTACAATATGAGTCGATGTGAACCCCCAGTCATAGCGACCAATGTGGAGACACCATGCGTCGCCATCGGTCTCATTCCGGACTGGCCCAGATTTGGTGGTATCGGAGATTTTCTAAAGGTTGCCGAGGCCCGAACTTGGGATGCGGCCATGTGGTGCTCCAAGGCAAAAGTGAATTTTAATTCAAAATTGCTCGAGGTCAAGAGTCTTGAAGACTATTCTCACATGTACATGGGTGATGTCCCTGTGGGAAAAATACATACCGAGAATTTTGATATTATTGTGGGACACTCAACCAGTGGTGGCTTCCAGCAATGTTCATGGGTCAATGGAATTGCGACGACCAAGGGTGGATCCCATGTCGACAAGGTGGTCAAGACCCTGGTGGATGAGATCCTCAAGGACAAGAGGTGTACGACCCTCAAGCCGGCCCAGGTCAAGGCTTCCCTCTTTGTGTTTGTGCGGGCAGTCGTGGTCAACCCAACATTTTCCAGTCAGACCAAGGCGGAGTGCACTTCCAAGATTACAGAGGTCATCGATTTAAAACCAAAATTCATTAAGGATGTCCTGTCGACAGGGGTCCTGGATGACCTGTTGGCCCTAGGACTTGCGAAGATTGACAAGGATCTCAAGAAGACGGACGGTTCCAAGAAGAGCCGGATCACTGGTATTCCCAAGCTGGATGATGCCAACTGGGCCGGGACCCACAAGTCCCATGAGTGTACCCTAATCATCACGGAGGGTGACTCGGCCAAAGCGCTCGCGATCGCCGGCCTGAGCGTGATTGGCCGCAATGCCTTCGGCGTGTTTCCACTCCGCGGCAAACCTCGCAACGTGCGTGACGCGACTGTTAAACAGGTGACTGAAAACGAAGAGTTTTCCAATCTCAAGAAGATACTCGGTCTCCAGCATGGAAAGATCTATAATAGTGTGAGAGATTTGAGGTACGGACGGCTGATGATCATGACCGACGCGGACCTCGATGGTTCTCACATCAAGGGTCTGGTACTCAATATGTTTCATGTGTATTGGCCTCAGTTGATAAACCTGGGGTTTGTAGTCTCGATGGTCACCCCAGTCATCAAGTCGGGAAAGACTTGGTATTTTACTGAGGAAGCCTATCGACAGTCTCTGGAAGAGACTTCGGCCGGAGGCCGCCTACAGGGCTCTGCGAGCCCTGGTGTCAAGTACTACAAGGGTCTGGGGACTTCGACCAGTGCCGAGGCCAAGGAGTACTTCAAGCAGATCGATCGGCTTACGGTCGCTTTCAATTCTGATCCAAAATTGAACGAGTCCATGACTCTGGCATTTTCAAAAGCTCTTGCGGATGACAGAAAGGTCTGGCTCACGAACCACATGGCTAAGCCTCCGCCTGGGATACAGTATGGATCCGTCAAGACTCTCTCGGTGTCTGACTTTGTCTATCGTGATCTGGCAAACTTTAGTGCCGAGGATATTAAGCGCTCGATCCCACACGTTGCGGACGGCCTCAAACCTTCGCAGCGCAAGGTGATCTATGCCTGTCTCAAGAAGAACCTCACGACCGACATGAAGGTCGCACAGCTCTCGGGCTATGTGGCGGAGCACACGGCCTATCATCACGGGGAGGCATCCCTCCAGGGAACCATCGTGAACCTGGCCCAGAACTTTGTGGGCGCGAACAACCTGAATCTTCTTGAACCTTCTGGACAGTTCGGTACCCGTCTGGCGGGCGGGAAGGATGCGGCCAGCTCCAGGTACATCTTCACCCGTTTGGCTCCCCTGACCAAGAAGATCTTCGACCCGGCTGACAATTCTGTTTTAAAATACGTGGTCGATGATGGTGAGAAGGTTGAGCCAGAGTTTTACGCCCCGATTCTCCCTATGATTCTCGTGAATGGCGCGGAGGGTATCGGGACTGGGTTCAGTTGCTACGTTCCTTCTTATGATCCAGAGGTGATCAAGCACAACATCCTGTGTGCCCTTGACCAGGTGGCAATGGCCCCGATGAAGCCTTACTTCAAGGGATTTAAGGGCAAAATTACAAAGACCAAGGATCACACGTGGGTGATGGAAGGTATGGTGGCCAAAGAGGGAAGCCAGTTACACATCACGGAGCTCCCACCGGGCAAGTGGATCCAGGACTTCAAGGAGCACCTAGACGACCTGGTCGACAAGGGGACGATACAGAAATTCGAGAATCACTCGACGGAGACAACTCCCAACTTCAGGATCTGGGGAGCCGATGCGCTTGAGGATCCCGTGAAGGACCTAGGTCTGACCAAGACGGTCCATACAAGTAATATGTACCTGATAGGACCGAACGGGGCCGTCAAGAAGTATGCGAGCCCAGAGGAGATTCTGGTCGATTACCTGGAGATCCGGATTGGACTTTACAAGAAACGGAAAGCGTGGCTCTTGTCCCAATTTGATTCTGAAATTAAGTGGCTCTCGGAAAAGGCGCGGTTCATTGGGTTTGTGATTAACAAGCGAATTCAGGTTCTCAATATTCCGCTGGAGGATATTCATGCCCAGCTCCTCGCCGAGAACTTCAAGGAGGAGCTCTGGTCAAAGTTTTTAGACATCAAGACGTATCAGTACACGCGTGAGGAGGTCCTGAAACTCAAGGATCTGTGCGAACGTCGGGTGGTCGAAAGAGAGACGCTGAAAAACACAAGCGTGTCACAGATGTGGAAAAATAACCTGAGCGAGTTGTAGAGAGAATGGCCGAAAGAGCCTTCCAAAACGTGATTCAACTTGAAAGACAGATACAGGCTTCAGTATTTAATCTATTCCAGAAGACTAAAAATACAATCTTACCCTCCTCGGAGTCGTCTCCTACGGCGATCGAAGAGTCGGGGAAGCTCACCTCGATCGCCTTGACCCCTGTAGATGTCAGTGGGTTTTACAACGTAACAGGACCGACCGAAGTGACATTTTATGTGACGACCGATTGGCCCAACCAGCCAGTGGGACTTGGCTGGACAGGAGATGGTTTTCTAGGAATTCAGGGTCAAATTCAGATTACCGGAGCAGTCAATGCACCCGGCCCCGGTTTCCTCTGGTCTTTCACCCTCCAGACAGATGTGGATCAAAGCATTCAAGGGACGCAGAAAACAATCGGAGCGATCCTTTATCCACCGGGTCTTATCCAATATGCGACGAAAAGGACGAAGGTGCCTTTGTTTGGATATTACAATGTCACGGGTGGGAAGACGACGTTTTACTTTACGGCACCGCCTCCAAACAATCTAGCGGAAGGCTGGTTAGTGACAGGTCTTCCGACAACGAGCACTCCAATGAAGGTGGTATCATTTTCTAGAGATATTACACAAGAATTTTTCGATCCCAATCTGATTAAAAAAAACACAAGTACAACTGTCATCCATGAGACGATCGCTATTCTCGAGATGGTTGATGGATCCGTTCAGGCAGATACTACTGCGGATGTTTATGTCGCGGGCGTCCCGGCCATGATTCAAGAGCCAGCCTTTACGAACACATTTGTTCCCGGAAAGTTTACGAGTTTTCGAGCCGCCCCCACAGACTTGTCACAACTGCCGCCAGTCACGATGCCTTCCTCAATTTCAATCGGAAATTATCCTAAACAGAGAGACCTGAACTCGAACACGGCATGGAACGCCGAGCCAACCATCGAATTTTTCCCTCCCGGAAAATACTCAGAGTCCAAGGGAAAGGGCTTCAGTTCGGGGTCTATTCTGTCCCTTGAGGCAATTGGCCCGCAGGAAAAGTATCTTTTGACAGATGATCTGACCAAGTCGCAATGGAACCCAGAATTTAAGAAATATTCAAACTTTGTGATGTATCAGAAGGTGTATCCGTTTCCTCCTCCCAGTCCAGTATATCAAGGGCAGACGGTCCAGATTGAGCTGCGGCCGACAGAGTTGGGCCACCTGCTCTCGAATATGTACTTGAGCGTGACGCTTCCGGCAAATACGCCGACCCAGAGTGTTTTTAATTATACGGATCATGTCGGCCGGGCTCTCATAAAACAAATTGACCTTCTGGTGAATGAGACGATCGTGGAGACTCTCTATGACGACTGGTATATCATTCGCGATCAGCTTTTCTTGGACGCGGATGAACAGCTCGGGATTTACAACGCCATCGGTGGTTCGAACCTGAACTCTCAGGCCCAGCAGACAATCACGATTCCGCTCGAGTTCTTTTTCTGTCGCCGCCATTCCCACAACAATAAAGGACGTGAGAGACTTCGCCGCCCATATTTTCCGGCTTGCGCGATGTGGAACCAGCGGTTGTACATACGTTTCACGTTTAATCCGAACACATGGTGGTCGAATGCTCCAACGGATTACAACGTTGACATATTTCCGCCCGGAACGACCCTCTGGCCCAACCTCATTACGGAAGAGATTCTCTTGGAAAATTCAGAAAAGCTGTACTACATGAATACTCCACTCAAATATATAGTGAATAGAGTCCAAAAGGAGTCGCCCCAATTCTTCAATAGTCAGACGATCCAGCTCAACTTTACGGCCAATTATCCTGTTCAGACGCTCGCATGGTTCTTTCGAAACAAAGCGTACGAGACAATAACGAATACCAATTACTACAACTCTAGATACTCGTATGGATACACGACGCAGTATATCAAGACGGGCGTTACCCTCCAGTTTCCCTCGGGTAATGCTAATTATGTCGATGTTATTAATACGGCCAAAATTACATTAAACAACGTAGATATTCTAAGTACTTTCAGAGGATCTCTATACTATTCATTTAAACAGCCTATGGAGCATTCATTGTCAGTTCCATCCAAAAACATCTACACGTACTCTTTCGGGCTCAGTCCAAAAGAGTACAATCAGGGGGGTTATTTGAATTTTGCAAAATTGAACTCGCAGACGACCTATCTCCAGATTACTTTTCTTCCACAATATACATCACAAATTATACAGGGATACAACCTGTACCTATACTACTATGGGTACACGATGCTTCAGTTTCAGGGCGGGTTTGCTTCCCTTCCATTCCTTTGAGAGAATCAAGGATACCATTGGTTATCACCCACTTCAAGAAATTTAGTTGGCCCACAGTCGTCGAGAGTCCCTGGAACTCGATGCGCTCCGTGCGACAAAAAGGATCGAAAAGCTTTTTACTGTACCCGTCCAGACTCGACTTGTAGGCGACGTGTACCGTAAACATCTTTCCGTTCGGCGCTGTATACGTCACATGATTATTCTTGGAATAGTTCGTCACGAACCACTCAATTCTCCTAAGAGAAGGGCCACCCCCCTTGTCGCCCAGGATGGCATGTAACTTACGTTTGTTCTCGGCCTCGTCGAAAAACTTTGTTAAACTCGCAAGGAGAAAGGTTTCCTTGGACATTATTCTAAAAGCGTTCGATTTCTCTAAGAGGCTTCACTCCCAAGGCGCCTTGACTCTTTCGACAAGTTTTGGAGGCGGAGGCGGTACTTGACACTGATGAAATTTACAGTAACCGTTTGGCTGCGGGTTCTTCAGACATCGCTTGTGACTCTTAAGAATGCCCATACAGAACGTCTTATCAAGACCGGCCGTATCCTTTATGAGACGGTCGAGCGGGATATCATATTTTTTTGAGATGACCTCGAGTCCCAAGGCCATACCAAGAGCGACCCGCCTGGTCACCTCCTGGTCTAGGATTGTCAAAATCTGTTGCTCCATACCTAAGAAGGGCCTCCAGCTTTTAAGGCGAAGCGCGCCAGGAACGCCCTCTTTGCCTCCACTTCCGCCGTACTCGTCGTCTTGACCATGAACTTTTTGTCAAAGATGAGATCCGAACTTACCAGCGGCTCCAAAAGGTCCTGGACCGGCTTTTTGAACTGATTCGTAAAGTAGTACTGGTAATCGAGCGGAACACTCTTTTCACGGACCCACGCTGGATCCTCCGCCTTTTCGTACATTCGCCCGGGACCCTTCACGATGACGAATGGGACTCGATCGCCCTGCTGAGGCTCCGAGCCGGGCGCGCGCGCCTTGATCTTGTCCCGAACGGCCACGTGTGCCATAGGCACCTTGTAGTCCGAAGCGAGCTGCTTCGACATCATAAGCTTCTCCATAGGGACATTTCCACCCATAAGGTCCCGGGCATTGTCTCGGGCCAGATCGATCGCGGGCCTCGGATCGCTCGACTCGAGGATGAGTTCCAGCAACTTCTTGAGAGTCTCGCGAACGTACGGACAGCTGTCCCGCCGGACCACCTGGAGTCCCTTGACGTCAATCTTTTTGAAGACCACCTTCCCATCTCGGCCCTTTTCGTACATTCGGGCCGCGTAGCGCTTCTTGCTGTAGAGGACATACGGAAAGTAAATCTTCTCGAGCTCCAGATCATTCGGCGCCTTGAAGAGCTTCGTACACTGCTCAGCGGCCTGCTCCCCAAGCTCCCACGAGTAGTCGATCGCATCCTGGCCCTTGCGACCTTGTACGTCAAACTCGACCATTACTGAATCCGTGTCACCATATCGCACCTTGGCCCCTGGAAAGTTCTCCTCCACATAGTTTTTCGTCTCCTCAATCATTTGACGGCCACGTAGCGTGACTGTCGATGCGATGGCCACAAGGGGAAGCATGCCCTTAGAAGCACCAGTAAATCCATAGATA